AGCCTAGATATTCTCAAAAACTCGTCCAATCTTTATTTGTTTTTCTAATTTGTTTAGATGTCATAGGTTTAGGTAGTTTAAACGCACCATTTTTTTCTAGTCTTTCTAATACAGTTAAACTAACTCCAGCATATTCTGAAACTTTTTTTCTACTTGCTTCTGGCTTTCTTTTTATAAAATCTTTAGCTCTTTCTTCAAAGACTACAAGCTCTTCGTTAGTATAATGACTTATTTTTATTCCCATAATAATCTCCTTAACTTATATCAACAATTCTACTGACCCACTTTCCATCCTTCTTGTGCCATCCCTCAACGATTAATTTCCAATTTGCATCACGCAGATGGCTGATAGCATCACTATTTTCCATCTTCTTAATTCTTGCCGAAATGTTACTATAACTCGTTACTTGTAATCCAACTGTGTTTCCTTTTGTATCTATTGCTAATATATCTATAATGCCAAAAAGGTCTTGTCTAATCTTTGCAAATGCGTTCCATCTTTCTACTATTGTTACGAGAGGATATTCTTCTTTTTCTCGAAGCCTTTTTAATGTTCGTTGTGTTGGTGATATCGCCATTTTTGTCCTTATTTTTGTTGTTAAAAATCCTATCGTAATTATCAACAAACTTTTTATTGTCTGTTGGTCTGCGACTGCTTCCTTTACTCATTACTTTCTCCTGTAAAAGTTCTTGTATCTACTCCAACAAAACCACAACTCTGCCCTTCTTTAATAGTATCAAAATCAAAAGGACTAGGGTCTACATGATTTTTTGGTATCATGCTGTATTCTTTTAGTAGGCAGCTTGCTGCTTTGTATTGATTACAATGTTCATCATAGTAAACCATTGCTGAAGGGCAGTCATTAAAATACCCAACAAACTCTAAATCATTATAATTACCGCTTAAACTTACAGTTAGTATAAACAAACCTTCAGCCAACATAAATTACTCCTGAAATTTTCCTTTAGTAATAACTCTTCCTGTTGATTCATGAACAACATAAAATTCTTTTTTGTTGTATGTCATAGTGTAATGATACCCTTCCCAAATCCACTTATGGTCTTGTAGCTCTTCTTTATTTTTCTTTAGTATCTCTTTACCCTTTGTCATTTTTTTTACTCCAATTTACATATACCATTGTGTCACAATCAGGGCAAATAAAATTACTCATAATTAAATATTGGTCATCATCATCATCATTGTCATGGTCACCACCCCCTATCATTTCTACATCTTTACACTTTGGGCAACTTATCATTTTTATCCTTATTTTTACAAACACCAGTCATATTAAAACTACCCATGCTTGTTTCTAAACTACACCACCATAGTTTCCCATCATGGTAACAAGCATATTTATTACACACATTACAAAGATGTGCTTTTCTTAAATTAATCTTCGTCATGCAATTCATCTAATTGCTTATCAATTAAAATTTCTTCCATAGTTTTTAGTTTTTCTGTATCGTTTTCTACATGAGCAATCAAATGATTTATATACCATTGAGCTTTTTTAAGGTCATTGACTCCATCTTTATTTTTCCAACGCCATATATATTTTATAATATTTCCTGTATCAGTAGCCTCAATTCCTGTAAGCTCTTCTACTACCCCTTCAATGCAGTCAATACACTCTAAGCCTTTATCAGACTTATAATGCTTTGGATTTACTAAATAATCAGTCATGTTTTTCTCCATTAAGTTTAATAATTTTCACTACTTGTTAATCATACATTTTATATATAATTTAGTTAGATTATAAGTTAAAATACTATTTTATCAACTAACTAAAGGACACTTATTATGTGGACAACACCATCTGCTACTGAAATGCGTTTCGGTTTCGAAGTAACAATGTATGTAATGAACAAATAATTATTAAGAAATAGGGGGGTGTTTAAACCCCCTTTTTTCTACCCTATTTAGAATGGCAAATCTGCTTCTTCTTCTACAACAACTTCTTTTTTAGAGCTTGATTCTGGCTTTGAACTTTCTCCAGTATAAAACACTCTACTGTTACCCAATATAACACCTCTTGTACCAGCTTCTCTTTCGTCTGCTGTAACTGATTGTGTAATCATACCATTGTTATCATATTGGTCTTTTTCATCTAAATTAACAAAAGCAGTAATATTTAAATAAGTACCTTTTTCTCCCTTAATTAGTTTAGTTTTATCTATCTTACTTACATCTATACTTGCTGAAATTCCTACTGTTGCCATTAGTTATTCTCCTTAATTGATTTAATTATATCTTCAACTGATGTTAAAAATTCCTGTATATCTCCTTCACAACGACTTATTAAGTCATTATCTCTTTCAACTCTCTTGATAAAAAGTTGGTATTCTTTAGGAAAGTCAGGGTGGTAAGATACAAAGTCGCACCAATCTTTTCCTACACAAGCCATTTGCCATTGCATTTGGTGTATATATTTTTTAGCAATAACTCCTGTTTGTAATGTTTCTGTATGTGTTATAGGCTGTGGGCATTTAATTTCAATTAAGCCGTTTAAACCAACTAACCCATCAGGGCTTGCTCCTGCCATTTTAATAGTAGGGTGGTCTATAAAGCCAACTTCCCTAACATCTTTTCCTATTAATAACTTCATTTTATTGGCATACTCAACCCTAGCTTTGTCTTCAAACTCCACACCATGAGCCATTGCAGAGTTCATAAAAACAGGAACTACCTTATTAGTAAGCCTTTCTGTAACTAATTGCATACGATACTTTCTTTTGTAAGTAGATTCGCCATTCCTTACTTTAACCATAACATCATCTACTTTACTAGCAGTTACCTTACCTAACCTAGCAGAGAACCATTCAGCACTTCGTTGTTCCATTATTTGCTCTCCTTAACTTTTTCTATAAAGGGCATACATAATTTTCTGTCATCACCATCAAGAGTATTAAAATACTTTCTAGCTTCATCTATGCCTTGCTCTTTATAAATGTTTTCTATTCGTTCTAATACATCTGCTTCAGGTAAGTCTTCGCCATAATACAAATGAAGACTAATTCCAAAGAGAGCAATTGCTTTTGCTAAACATCTTTGCATAGCTGTATTTAATTGCATAGTATTAGGATTCTTAATAGCTTGGTTCTTAAAATCTAACACAGGTAATTGTGCTGTCATAGTCTTGCTAAAAGCTGTTAATGAACAGAACACCATCATACTTCCATCAGGCAAAGTAAGTGGCTCTTTATACTCCCATGTTGCAGATTCATCATGTTGCAATAAGGTATCAACACCCCATGCCCATGATAGATAAGTAAACTTACCTTTCTTTTCTGTATGTTTAGATACATCAAGAACTCTTAATTCTTTAAATTTACTCATTTGTATACTCCAAATATCTGATTTATAACTTCTTGTGTGTATTGCAATCTTTTTTGCTGTTCAATTTCAATTAAATCAGCTTCCATTTCTGCATTAGTGATTACTTCTTGTGATTGTGCTTCTAGAATTTGTCTTGCCATTTCGTTTGATTTACTCATTTTTTTTCCTTCTTTTTAAAGGTTAATAAATTGTTACTTAATATTAGTATATATGGTCAAATTACTTTGTCAAGACTTTATTTATTCTTTTGTCTGCCTCATCAAAACCTTTAGACTTAAATACTTTTCCTTCGTTACTTGTTGCTTTGTATTCAACATCATTAAACAACTGTTTAAACTCTTTTATTACTTCATTAATTGTCATGGTCGCTCCTTAAACCTTTGAGTTTCTTTACTAAACCAAAGTCCAAATGTTCCCTCAAAAGAATGATTCCTTTGTTTCTGTACCATTAAATAACAAGTACAAGGATTATCCCCTTCCTCTAATTCTTTTAACTCTATCTTCTTTTCAATATCTTTTCGTCTATGTAAGCACAATATATTGTCAGTTAAATTTCTAATATGGCTAGAGCCTAATATATGTGAAGCATCAGGTATAACTGTATCATCTGCTAACTTCTTTGTATGTGCAACTATGAAAACATGAATATTTAAATCTCTAGCAATACAGCTAATTTTATTAATAAACTTCTTTTGAGAGCCATAGTCATCTTCTGCAATGCTATCTACCTTCATTAAACTGTCTATAACAAACACATCTACATTTAAAATATGCTTTCCATAGTGCAAACTAGCCACTAAATCTTCCTCTGTAGTCGTACCTTTAGCATTAAATAACCAAAGCTTGTCTGTGTACTTCTCACAAAACTCTCTAATAGCTAACTCTGTAGGCTCTTTGTTGCCTGTTTGTTGTATCATTTTAGCAATTTGCAACACAGGTTTCATTTCCATACTAGCTACTAAAACATTTGTTGTCTGCATTATGTTCATTAATACTTGGCTTAAAAAAGTAGTTTTACCACTACCACTACTACCTGTTAAAATTGTAACCTCGCCTTTCCTAACTAGGAAATTACAATCTGAATCTGTCTTATCAAATCCTAAAGAAAACCCACTCCCTTTTTCTTCCTTAAAATATTTAATAACTTCAGGTAATAAAAAATCTGTAGTCCTAACTTTAAAATCTTGTTCTTCTTCATAATATCCACCTTTTTGTAAAACTTCTTTAGTTATTGTGAGTTGATTTATAATTTCAGTAGCATTTAATTCACTCATAATACTCCTTTTAGTTCAGTAGGTTTGTTAGTAGTATCATTCCACCTTTCTTGATTTAAAATCGTTGGTGGTGAAGGATTAAAGCCCTCTTTCCATTCTTTTGTAGACTTCATTGTATTTGTCCAACTTATAATATCCTTACCAATGTTATCTAATTTTTTATTAGACCATAATTTTTCACAGCCTTTCTTATTATTTTTTCTTTTGTCAGGCAAAGAGTCCCACCATTCCTCAAACAACTTTGAAGAATTTTTAATAACTTCTGCACTTGCTTGTATAGTTATAGTAGGTGTATATACTTTCTCTATACCATCACTAGACACTAAAAAACCTTTTGCACTTAAATTATCGTATGCTTTCTTTAAATCATTTTCTGATTGTCTTAATCTAAAAGCACAATTTTCCATGTCAGGCAAATTGCCATCAAATTGAGAAGCTAAATCCCATGCTTCCCTTAAAAACAATTTTTCTGTTGTAGATAATTTCATGTAAATATGGTCATTTAATACATCTGCACCATACATTTTATACCATGTCATTTTTTGTTGGTGCTTTGCATTTTTGGGTTTGTAATGCTGAAACTTATCCCAATTTTTTATCTTATACATAACTTTCCTTTTGTAAGTTTAAACACCTTTATTTAACAACTCCATTAATTCATATTGCCTTAACTTTGGAATTGAGCCTGTAATAAACCACTTACTAACTGCTTGTCTACTAATTTCTAATTTTCTTGCTATCTCTGATTGATTCTTAAAATTTTCTTTTACATACTCTAACGATATTTGTGGATTCATAATTGCTCCTTTAGTTTTAAAAATACAAGGGGTGTTGCCACCCCCTATAATTATGCTACTTCTTTTTCTAGCTTTAGTTCTGTTATGCTATCAACAGACCAATCTTCGTCTACTTCAAAAGTTCCTCTATCATCACCTAATCTATCATCATAAATACTACTATCTTTTCCAATATTGTTAGGTTCTATATCTCCTCTTTGTTGCTTATCTTCTATTACCTGTAAAGCATCATCTTCCGATTCTGCTTCAACAAAATATGTAGCTGTAATAGTTATTACTTTTTCAACATCTAGTTTAAACGCTTTCATTGTAACTCCTCTACTTATTGAATGAATGTATATACTAACAGGTAAATTAAGATTGTCAAGACTTTTTTAATCTGTTTGCCATTCATGTTATATATATATTCTCTTTTCTTATCTTATCTAGTATATACAAAGTATAGACCCTGTATAGACAAAGGTGAAATCTATTGGTATCAGTGTACATTAAATTAATTGTAAATAGTGCTTGACTTTAAAAAAAGTACAGGCATACTCTTAATACAACAACAAAAAAGGAGAAAGGAATGATAGGGCAAATAGAAAGTAATGATTGGAGAGGTTTTGAAGAGGAATCCTATCTACAAAAAGAATATGATAGGAAGCAAGCAGAATTAGACGATTATGAAAATGGGGGTAAATGTGATGAGTAGAGC